CATCCTCATCTTCCGAGATGATGGTGAAGTCGAGCACGTCGCCGCCGAGGTCCATTTCGGTCCAGCCCCATACTTGCTGCTCGTTTTCCCAAGTGAAGGCGAGCAGCCGGTAGTCGTTGCGCAGCGCCCAGATGATCGACTGCGGTTCAGCCTGGTAGCCGAGCCGGATGAGCCGGAACTGTTCAAACAGGTGCGGCGCAAAGATGCTGACGTCGCTCGATTTGTAGCCGTCGATCTCGAAAGTGTAGCCGAGCGTTCGCACGCCGCTTTCGTGCCGCGGCTGATAGAACGCCACCTCGCCCACGATCAGCGGTTTCGGCCGGCCTATCCCGCGTCCCACCTGCCGACGAGCGGACGGCGGCGGCGTGGGAACCAGCACGTCGTCATTGGGGCCGCGCAGCGCAAAGATGTTGTCGCTGGTCCCGACGAGCAGCCGATCCATCGGCATGAACGCCTCGATCGAATTGCTCTCGCCAGTGGCGATCGCCATCGCGATGCTGTCATTCTCGCGCTGCGGCCGGGCGAAGTCCATGTTCTCGAAGTCGGCAGTGCGAGAGGCGAAGATCGCGTTCGGGTTGTTCGTCGTGCGCCCGAACCATAGGCGCTGCTCCCAGAAGCCCACGCGCGCGGGATAATCGCCGGTAGCACCGAACGGACTGTACGCCTCGATCGGTGCATCCGAGTAATCAGGCTCGTACCCATCATCGACGAAGCTGGTCGTCTCGCTCTCGCCGATGAACCCGAAGCTTCCGCTCTCATGCGCCTTGTAGACCCGGTAGTAATCGACATCGCCCGTCGGCGCGGTCCAGGAGATCGTCGTGTAGTTACGCGGCAGTTCGGTGTCGTTTGTCGCGCCGGCAGAGGTTGAGCCCCGGCTTTCCTGCCCATCTGTGTTCACCGCCGAGACGATGTAATTGTACTGCTGCGGGAAGTAGGAATCGCCCGTATTCGCGGCGTCGGTATTGGCAACGGTGGCCGTGGCTGTGACACCGCCTGGCGCAGCGATGCCGGGCGCGAAACTGACCGTCGAGTAAGCCCAATCGTCGTGATCGGCGCGCACCAGCTTCCCGACCTCGTAGTACGGGTGAGCGAGGTAGATCGTGTCGAACGACTGCGCATAGTCGAGATCGGTCAGCTCACTCGCGTTGTACGGCGTGGCGGCAACATAGAGCGGATATACGGCCATCAGGACGGTCCCCGGTCATCCATGATCGGCGAGCCTTGCCCACCGCCGCCACCGCCAGGAGGGACGACCACAGGCGGCGTAGGCGTCGGCGTCGGCGCGGGCACTGTGGGCGGTGGCGAAGGCGTTGGCGCGGGGCCTGTCCGCACCGTGCCATCGTCTGCGGTGAACGCGCCGAAGCCCGTCGTATCGATGCCAATCGAAAAGTTGTCGTCGTCGATCACCGTCACAGTAACGACGCGGTTGTTCAGTTCCGTCATCCCCTCGATGCCAGCGAGGAACACTTCGTCGCCATCCGCCAGCCCGTGATACGGAGCGGTGACGACGCCGGGATTCGCCTTGCTGATCGCCGTGATGCCGAACCCGTCAGACAGCACCGCACCGCCGTAAGCCATCGGACGCATCGTCGCCTGCCCCATGACGAGCGCATAGCTCTGCCCCGTCGAATACGTGAAGGGCAGCAGCCGCACTTCGTTGTCGTCATCAGGAAGAGCATAAACGAACCACGTCCCGGGCCGCTTGCGCACTCCGCCATGCTTGAGCAGCGTCACATTGGTAAGCCGCCGCGCGCCGGCCTGCCACGCATCGACATCGCGGCGCGCCTGGACGACTGGCGAGAATATGCCGCGGGTGAAGTTGCGCTTGCTTACAGTCGCCACACGACGTCCCCGTAGCCGTATGCCTCGCGCGCGATTTGCCCTTCGGAGACGAAGTTCCTGCGGCTGCGCGGACGGCGGTTAAGGTCGCTCGCCACCGCCTCGTTGACCGCGCGCTGCGCCGCGGCCTGCTTGGCCATCCATTCGTTCGTGTCCGCCTTCTCGCCAAGAATGGGGCGGTAGATGCGCGAGGCGAGGGTGCGAATCACGGCCTGCGCGAACAGCGGCGGCCACTTGTTCGGTTCAAGTGCGTCGAGCGAGTATTCGAGGATCGCATCCTCGAGCGAGGTGTAGAGCACGCCATTAGCGATCACGTAATCAATCGCCGGGAGCGAGAGATCAGCCGATGGCCAGTAGAGCATCGGCGTGACGATGACCCCCGGAACGGAAGAGGCGGAGTAGTTGCGCACGAGTTTGATCGGCGACGCCATCTCGTCAGGCAGCGCATAGGCGTAGGACCACTCGCCATCGCGGTCGTTAGCAACCGCCGCGAGGGCCACCCGCCGGCGCACGAAATCCCAATCGTGCAGATCGATGAGGTCCGAAACGACGCCGGGCAGGTGCCGGGCACATTCGCGCGCCTCTTTGCGACTGTCATTGATATCCGTGATCGGATGTGCGGGGAGGTCGGAAATCGCCTCGTTGCAAATCTGGGAGATGTCACGCGCCATTGGCCGGCTCCTCGGGTGGCGGCGTCTCAACGATCACCGGACGCGGACGCTTGGGCTTACGCTCTACGCCTCGGGCTTGAAGTGGACCGGCCGCCATGAGCCGGTTCTAGGGCGCGCGACCTTGGCGCTCAAAAAAGAGGCCGGCGCCCCCTGAGGTGCACCGGCCTAGTTTCCCCTGTCGTGGGAGAGAGGGTGCGACAGGTTTAGCGGTGGAGGGCTCCGAGACGCGCCGAGATCGCCTCGGTGATCGCCTTGCGGGTCACGCCCTTGCGGGCGATCTCCGCCTGCTCGATCGCCGGAAGGTGATCGTCGACCGTGCCATTGCCGATCGCCGCGACGATGCCCTCGGTGCTTCCCTTGAGGAAATCGGTCACGTTCAGCCGGTCGGGATTGCCGGTCACGACTCCCGCCGTGTCCTGCGGTTCGGTAATCGCAGCCGCGCCGTCGAGCGGGCGGAACTTCACCCGGCGCTCGATGGTCTTGGTGCGAAGGTCACCCTTCTTGGTTTCCACCTCGACCTCTTCCTCGGTCGCATCGTCGGTGCTGACGAATTCAGCCGGCACGTTAGGAGCAATCTGCCCCGGCGCGTACAGCTTGCCATCGGTGCCGAAGTACGGACGCGGGCCGCGGACGATGGCGCTAACCGTCTTTTGCTTGCTCATCGATCAGTCTCCTATGCCACAAAGCCGGTGTGCTGCGTCGGGAACGCCACATCGTCGATGTCGCGGACGATTCCGCCGAACACGGTGCCGGCGGTGTGCGTGCCGACGGTGACGAACTGCAGCCCGAGGTAGCGCTTGCTGGTCCGCGGGACAGCCGTGGCGAGCAGGCGCTTGCCGACAGTCAGGTTCGCTTCCGCGATCACGCCGGACGACGCGAGTACGGTCGGACTGGATAGATCGGCGTTGTCCGACTCCACGAGATTGACGTTGAGGCTCGTGCCGCTGGCGAAGGCAGTCGTAACGACGACGAGCACCTGCAGTTCGCGGTTGGTGTTGATGTTGGGATGCCCGGCGACGCCGGTATCGTACTTGTCGGTCGAGTACTGCGTCCCCGTGGTGACCGCCTGGTCATTGGAGAACGTAAGCTCGCGATCGGTCATAGCCATTGGATATTCCCCTTTCCCAGATCAGATGGCCGCTTCATCCACCGCCAGCGCGTCAGTGCGCAGGATCGGGATGCCGCCGAAGGTGGTGACGCGCTTGCCCGCGTCCATGTCGTACCCGAGGTACGGGTTCTTATCTTCGAGCAGCTGCCGCTCGAGGAACGAGCGCATCGAGCGATCCATGATCCACGCGGCGCTGTGACCCGGCATGTCGAGGCCATCGACCCGGTTCATCAGCTCGACCATGAGCATCTGCAGCCGCGCGCCGGTCGAGTAGTCGACCGTGAGGAGCGAGCGGTCGATCGAGCCGATGCGGCCGACCTTGCGCGGATCCTTAACCGACAGGCCAGCGTGCAGGTTGTACTGGTCGATGAGGGCGAGGAATTCCTTGCCGTCAGCATCGGGATAGTAGGTGCCGACGTCGACCCCATCGTCCGCAACGCCGGTGCCGGCAGTCACGTCGATGTGGCTGATGCCCGCCTTGGTGTTCTTTGGATACACGCCCATCACGCCCATCGGGCCGGTGACGACGAGCCAGATCGAGCCGTTGTCCGTGCCCGAACCGCCGGCGTCGATGAGCTGATCGCCCACGGTGCTGTTGATGTCGTTGAAGCGCGGCGCGAGGCCGGTGAATTCCTGCGGGCTCGCCGAAGCGTTCCCGTAGAACATGGTCGTGCAGAACGTCTGCGTCATCGCTTCGAAGAACGCCGAGGACTCGGTAAGGCGATATTCGCCCACGTCGCCGTGCGCCTTCGCGATCTCGCGATCGACCGCCGACTTGCCTTCGAGCAGGGCCGCACCCTCGTCGATCTGAGCCACGCGGCTCTTCGACGGGTCGACGCCCTGGTTATACCCGCGGTAGTAAACCGAGGGCAGGCCAGTGCGAACGGTGGTGCGCTCACCGGTCGGCAGGTTGGCTTCCTTCCAGCGGAGCCAACCGAACACTTCGTTGGTCTGCGACAGCCACTCGCCGATCGAGGCGATCTTGCCGTTCGGATCGAGGCGGGCCGTCAGGTCCGCCATCGTGTGCAGTTCCTGTCCGAGAACAGCCATAGTTACTTACCCCTCTTGCCGTAGAATTTTTCGGATTCGGTCAGTGGAGCCGAGGAGGTCTCCGCTGCCGGGGTGGATGCTTCCGCGAGCACACGGCCCGCACCTGACACGATGCGCATCAGGAACCGGTCGTTGCCGAGGCCGGATTCGTTGAGGAAGGTCGAGAACTCCGAGCGTTCGTCGGCCTTCGGGATGAAATGGGCGATCGCCTTGGCGGCAAACGAACGGCTTTCCTCGAGCTTCTTGCCGCCGACTTCGGGGTCGGCTTGCAGATCACGCGCGAGATTGGCGCGCAGTTCGGCCGCTGCATCGTCCTGCGCCTTGAGCGTGCGCGCCTCGATCATCGGGACGATCTTCTCGGCGTAGGCGCTCATCAGCTTGCCGGCCTGATCCTGCGAGAGATTGAGATCACGCAGCACCGGCTCGACTGCGGCAAAACCTTCAGTGTCGAACTCGATGCCTTCGGGCATCTTGAACGCGGCAGTGTCGTAGGCTTCCGGCGCGCCCTGCGGCTGCTCGGCCTCACCTTTGCCCTCACCAGCCTGATCGCCGCTCTCTGCCTTGTCAGTGTTCGTTACGTCCGCGTCGCCGCTGTCCGCACCCTCGGCGGCGGTCTCTTCGCTCGCAGTTGCAGCCGCGCCCAGCGCCGTATCCGCGCCAGTCTCAGCGGCATCGGCGGCCGCGTCGTCATTCTGTTGCTGAGTCTCGGTCGTCATGCTTCGCTCCTTTCGAGAAGATCATCCTGGCTGCTAAGGCGGACGCGATGGCGTCGTAGGGTTCGGCCGTTTCGGCGCTGAACCATCCCAGGATTTCCAACCCCAAGGAGCGCTTGCCTTCGAGAAAAAGGCTTTGCTGCTCTTCGCGAGTGACCCGGTAGATACCGCTCGCCGATAGAAACTCAAAAAGGTGCCTGCGGAACTGCGGTTGCTGCATCAGCCACTCGCGGTCCTCTTTCCTGAGCTTGTCCTCGGGGGTCATCAGTACCGCGCAGTCTCATTCGCCATCTCGGCGATGTTGGCAGCGGCTTGTGTGGCGTCCTTCGCCGGCTGAGCCATCGCTGCCATCTGCGCTGCCTGTTCCTGCTGCGCGCGTGAGGCTCGCATCCGGTCGACCGTCCGCTGATCCCGCACCGCCTTGGCGGGCAGGTTGGCGCGATCGGCGTAGTCGTCGATTATTGCGTCGGGATCGATCTTGTCGAGCACCTGCGGCCCGAACACCGAACCGAGCGAGCCGACGAAGCCGACCACACGCTCAGTCGTCGACAGACCGAGCATCTTTTGCGCCATCGCCAGCACCGACACGAACTCGACCTTGAGCTCGCGGCCTTGCAATTCCTCAGGCGCTTCGGGGAGCAAGCCGCCGCGCTGGGCAATGCCGATCATGCGGTCGACGGCCACCGGCAGCATGTCGTCGTTGACCATCTCGACCACCGGGCCGAGCTGCGTCAGCTTCTCCTCGTCGCGCTTGAGCAGTTCCTCGACGTTGCGGGGCTGCACACCAGGCATGTTCGTGATCGCCATGAACAAATCGGCGAAGGTGAGCCGGTCAATTGCTTGCCGTAGGCGCTCCTGCCGCGCCTCGTTGACCGTGATCGCCTGAGGATTGACTTCGTACACCGCCTTGGCCGCGAGGGGCTGGCTGAGATCGGCGACATAGGTATGCGCGCCGGGGCGCATATCCAAATCCTTCGCCGGGCCGGCGGTTGGCGGTTTGGCGAGCAAATCTTCCAGATCGCGCCCGCGCTTGGCAGCCATATGCAGTTCGCGCATGTCCGCCATTGCGTCGTGACCAAGCCCGCGCCCGTAGATGTCGAGACCGCGTACGTTCCACCGCGGAGCCCAGAACGGTTGTTCGGCGTAACCCTTCGCCTCGAGCACGGCATCGCGCCTGTCGTCGTTGTCGTCCCACAGCGTCGAGTCCCAGCGACCACCCGCACCGGGCTCGATCACCTGCATGACCTGAACGATGTGGCCGTAGTTCGAGTTGTCCCACTTGTTCTTGATCGTGGGCGAGACGACGGACCAGTCGTAGTTCCCGCCCGGCCGGCCGACGAACTTCTTGACGACCTGATCCACGGTCATCGGGCACGAGCGCAGGAGCGTATCGACCTTGAACGCATCGTCGATCCCGAGCCAGAACGTGCCGATCGGAAGTGGCAGCGTCGGCGCGATCTCGCGCCAGTGCTCGGTCATGATCCCGGCAGCCGGGCCAAAGCGGCCCATCTCACCGTAGTTTTGCCGTGCAGCCTGGTAGAAGTTCGACGCGTCGAACATCGCGTAAATCACACGCTGGAACTCATCGAGCCAGACGCGCGCAGGCTGATAGTCGTTCAGATCGTCGTCGGCGAATTTGAAGTCGAGCCACGGCCGGTTCGGGCTCGACAGGCCGGAATACATGCCGCCATCGAGCGTACGAAACGACAGAATGGGATGGGAGTCCATGAGCTGCCGCATCTTTGGACGCTGCCGGCCTTGCGCGTTCATGCCCAGGCTCGGCACCTCGCCGTAGCCGGAATAGTCGGCGATGGTGTGCCAGTCGGTTTCGCAGTCCTGCCGCTGCGCCTTGAGCGCCTTCGCCAGCTTGTCGACGTGCTCGCGCCTGGTCCGCTCGCCAGCAGGGGCGCTCGGCGGCGCACTGCGTAGGCTCAGCGTGCCCTCAGCCATCGGCCCGATGCTCCGCGCCGCACCGAGCGCACTTCACCGCCCCGCTCGCGGGCTCGGGCGATTCCTGCCGTTGTCCGCAGTCGCAGACGAAACGGAGGAAGGGCTTGCCGCGCTTGTCGAAGCGCTCAGCCACCGAGCGTTGCCGTAGTCGAGGGGGGCTGGAGCGAGGGCGCCGCCATCATCAGCGCAGCGAACCCGCGACGACGCTTCATCGGATCGGCGTTGCCCGGCGTCTTGACCTCGGGCGCCTTGGTGGCCTGCCGCTGCGCAGGCGGCGGCGGAGGCGGAGGAACGTCGGGAGCCATGCACATACGCGAGGACTACCCCGCGCCTGTTTGGCGCTCAAAACTACTCGTGCAGCTCGGCGTAAGGATCGTAGGCGCGCTTGGCCCGCAGCGCGATCATCTTGTCGACGACCTCTTGCTTGATGGTGTCGATGTTCGCCATCAACACCGCATCCCCGTCGTCTGGCGAGCGTCCAAGCTCCGCCTTCATTTCGTCCTTCGACCGCACCTGTATCAGCGTTTTCTTCGCGCCCTTGACCGGCTTCCACTTGTACGCGGTCAGATCTGCCTTGAGCCGCAGATCAGGCGGAAGAGCTATCTGCGCCGCGTTCGTCGGGTCCAGTGTCTCGCGCATCCGCCATGCCAGTTCGGCGCGGCGGTTGAAGAACCCGAACATGCCGTCTGCCGTGAGTTCCTTCGAACCATTGGCTGCGTTGATGCCGATAACTTGAATCTCATCCTCGTGCAGCGCGTTGTGCACCGTCAGCCCCCAACCGATCAGGTCGATGTGGACCGGCGCTCGGTCGCGGCGATGCTGGATAACCTTGGCCGCCCCAACGCGCCCGGCAGTTTCCTGCTTGATCTCGTGACCGGGGATGCGGACCAGCTCGTCGAACCAAGTCCCGTGACGCGCCGAGATGACGAAGTTGTCTCGGCCGCCGCACGCCGGATCGACACCTAGCGAATCCATCTCCCCTTTGCCATTTGGCCGCGGCTCCCATCGCGCCATCGCAGCATCGACCCATGCTGTAGGGATGACCTGCCACTCGTCGTCTTCCACGCCGGCCTTGAAATCGCCTTCGAGCATTTGGGAGCGCAGCGGCTCGGGCATCGATTGCAACGTTTCGATATAACCCGAGCGGACGTAGAAATAATTATCCGTCACCCGGCTCGGGATGAACGTGCGGCTCTTTGGCGTGATGATCTTCTCGGGGCTGAATTCAGCGGGGTCGAAATCGTACAGCGGCTCGCCGCGGAACAGCACGAACCTCCGGTCGTCGGCAACCTCGACGTCCTTGCCCTTGATCGTCGTGAACCAGCGCAATTCGCCGGGGCGCGCCGGGTTAGGATGACGATCATCGAGCCACGGGCCGAAGAAATCGATGACCCATCGGCCCTCAGCAGTGGTGGGCGGATTGAACGTCATCAACACGCGGCTGCGCTGCGAAGCGTCGGCAGATCGCGTCCACCCCATCGTGAAACGGACCTGAGCTTCGCGCATCTCAGTCACTTCGTCGTAGGCTTTGAGATCGTGCGGGCGGCCCTGCCATTTCTGGTGATCGGTCGGGTTGTCGAGCCCGGCGAATTCGATCAGCCGACCGCCTACGCGCCAGGCCGATTTCTGCGAGTTGTATCCGTCCGTCGTGCCGAGAATTTCAGTCAGCCGCTGGATTATGCCCTCTGTCTGCGTTTTCTCTCGCCGAAAGATCGCTGTGCGCTGGTGTTCGGTCAGGGCGAGCCCCGCGATCAGGTCGGACTTGCCGCCACCCGCAGCGCCGCCGTAGCCGGTGATGAAGGCGGTGGAGTCCGCAGCTTCGGATTGTCGACCGACTTGCGAACGCCAGATATGATGGGCGAGGTCCGCTTCGAGTAGAGCATCGAACTCGGCTCTCAGCTCCGGCGAGGATTGCGCGTACAGGCGCTCCCATTCACCCGGCGTTGTCGGCAGGTTCACTGGCTTCACCCTGCGCCCGAGCAGCCATCGCGGCAAACCGTGCGTACTTGGCCTCTTCGCTTAGATCGGTCTTGATGTTCGACCCATCCGCGTTGCCAACCTTGACCATCTCTCCGTACCGCCGCGGGTCCCACTTCGCGAGCAGCTTGAGGCGGGTTTCGACGCGGAGACGCGAGCGCGTGATCCACTCGCTATTCGGTTTCTCGCCGTGCTCGGTCTCTATCGTGTCGTTCTCGGTTGCGTCCGCGATCCTCAGCGCATCGAGGGCAATCTGATCGAACCCAGCTTCCCGCGCGCGCGCGATGGCAACGGAAAAGTCAGGGTCGGCATTGATCCAGTCGCGGACGGTGTTGTCGTGCGGCATATCCTCGCCGCGGCAAATGACGGTGAGCGGCGTTCCTGCTCTGAGCCCATCGATGATCTTCTTCTCGACGGCTTCAGTGCGCTTTGTTGGACGGCCTCGCTTACCCATGACGTCTCGCATATCCGAGGGGGGCGGCGCGCTCAAAATCACGATGCGAGTGTTCACAACCGATGTCAGCCCGAACACCGCAGCGGGAGCACGGCGTGCGGTCGACGCGCGGCAGGTCGGCTTGCGGAAACTCCCGCCGAGCCTTGCGGGACTGGCGCTCGTATGCCGCGATCTCCGCCTGGGTTGTACGCTCCCGGTGCTCGCCTTTGGAGATGCCGTGCTTGTGCTTTCGCATGGTGGCGCGGAGCCGATCGGCCGTCATCGTCGTGAGGCGGCGGTTGCGATGCATGACAGAGGAGCGGGTCGAGACATTGACCCCCGCCGCGGTGACGAGCTTGTTGTAGTTCGTCCCGGTTCGCCGGCACCATGCGTTCACTTCGGCGATGACCGCCCGGCTTTCGATCTCGGTGAGGAGCATTCCTTCAAAGCGCATGTGGTATCTCCATCACCGCATGATCCTTCGATCCAGGCATCCGACCGATTGATCCGCCGGCAGCACGGTCACCACGGTTGCCCCATCGAGTGCGATCCGCTGGTTGCCGGGGAGGCGGACGTAGGGCGCACCGAACTTGATCGCGGCGATGATGGCGGGGCTGGAGAGCGCCGCGATGGCCGTGACGTAATCCGCGCGAGGATCGACGCGCTCGATGTAGCGCGTGATTGCGTGGTCGGTGACTTCAACCCCGCAGTCCGAGCCAGCCTGCCATGTGGGTGGGCGATGACTACTGACTACGCCTCGCGCGCGTATTCCCTTGGCCAGTGTTTTTCCCTCTCTATTCTTTTCTTTAGAAATAGAGAGTAGTCTAGTAGTCAGATGGCCGGAAAGCGTTTGTTCGCAATGGCTTGAGCCGACTACCGACCTGACTACAGCAAGGGGCAAATTAGCACGCCGGTAGTCACCTCGTTCATGTTGGGTGCTTACGATATGAACAGGGTGACTACAGCAAGCGCGCGAAACCGAGGGGCTGTAGTCACCCCTGTAGTCACCCCTGTAGTCACGTCGGGAATGGCGGAAATTCGTCATTCTTCGGCCCTTCGATAGACCCTCACCGGCACTCTTTTTCCTGTCTGCGCGTCACGAACTTTCCGGGGAACGGATTGATAGCCAAGGCGGGAGAGGCAGGCGGCGGCGCGATCGCGCTCACGCTCACCCATACGCTCGCCAGGCACGCCGATCAGTTCCAGCGCGTAGCCGAGAGTCAGACTCTTGATGGGACCGCCCTGGTCCGCCTCGACGCGCGCGATCTTCTCAATCAGCAGCTCATCCCACACGTCATACTTCTCGCGCGTCGCAACTTCCCGCTCGGCAAGCGTCTGCGCATCATCGTCGAGCCACCAGTTCTCGCCAGCGAAGTACGCCTTGGCGGCCTCTGCCCAGAGCTGGTCGCGGCGGTCCTTGATCTTCGCCATGTCCGCGCGGACGACCTCGACCGGCCAATAACGGCGGTTGCCGGTGCTGTCGGTCAGATAGCCCGTCTCGCCTGGGTTGATCGTGCCGAAGAAGATGCACTGGCGCGGGTGATCGGACGCGATCTTGGCGTAAGGCAGGACGACGCGATCGGAGCGCATCGAGAGCATGCCCTTGACCGTGTTCTGGTCCCGCTTGGCGATCGCAATGAACTCGGCGAGTTCGACGACCCACGCGCCCATCATCGCCATGACCATCTTGTTGTGCTGGTCGAACAGGTTGACGGACTCCGCGGTCCATTCCTCGCCGAACAGCGCCGCGATGGCGGAGCTCTTTTTGATGCCCTGCGGACCCTCGAGCACCAGCACGGTATCGACCTTGACGCCGGGCTTGAACGCGCGCGCGACCGCCGCGATGAGCGTCTTGCGCCCGACGAGCCGGTTGAACGCGCTGTCCGGCGCGCCGAGGCATTCGCGCAGCCAGTGATCGAGCCGGGGCACGCCATCCCACCGCAGCCCCTTGAGGTAATCGCGAACGGGGTGGAACGCGTTATCGCGCGCGTGGCGGATCACCGCCGGCAGGATGTCTTCCTTCGGCGGCTCGAAGTTGTGCCCTTCGAGGATCAGGCGAATGTCGATCAGGTCGCTGTCCTCGATCGGCCGCCCGTTCCACTCCGCGCGCTGGGCGAGTTCGTTCCAGCGGATCGTGTTGCCGAGTTCGCGCACGTTCTGCAGATAGAGCATCAGGTTGGTGACGCTTTTCTTCGCGCCGCCCTTGCCGTTCTGCTGCAGCTTGCCCTTCCAGGCGTCGAGGTGGACGACATCCGCCATCATGCCGCGGCCCTCACACTGGATTGGTGAGCGCGGGGCACGCGCGCTGCTTTGAGGAGCGCGCGGTTGAGCTTCTTCGCGTCGAGGCCGACGCATTCGAGGTTTTCAGGCATAGTGGAAGGCCGCCAGCGGATCGCATCGACATTGCCGACGACGAGCGCGCCTGGCGCGAGATCATGTTCGGTAGCGCCGTGCGCCCACTTGCCCTTGCGGGACTGCTGCCACAGCACGAAGAACGCGGCGCGGGCGCGCAGCCAGTCGGTGAAGAACGAGCGGGCGCTGGCGTAGAGCCTTGGGGTGTCGTCGGTCAGCCGGCCGGTCAATTGCGGTTCGGGGTCGGCGAGGATCGTGGCGGCGTCGCTGCGGGGATGCCACGCGATGACGGTCTCGATGCCGAGCCAGTCCCCATCGACCGGGCCCAGCATGCGCGGAGTAGGATAGGCGGCGAGAATGACATGAGCGCCGTCGATCTGCGCGAGCCGGAACGGGGCCTTGGCGAACACCGCGCCCTCGTCGGCAGGATCGATGCGCAGCGCGCGGCAGATCGCCGGGTGCATCGGGTCGGCGTCCCACCACGCTTTGCCTGGGCAGTCCTTGGACAGCGCGTTGAGGCGTGCCGAGAGGTTGTTCATATCGTCGATCGTCGGCGAGTTGGCCGCGACGAAGGCTTGGGCCGGGGACAGGTCAACCATCGATCAACCCCTCGTGCCTGAGCCGCTTGGCCACGTCCTCGACTGACCACGCCTCGAACGCGATGCCGCCGGCGCGTTCCTGCGCCGCGGCGAAGTTGCGCTGCGCGGGCTTGAGCCGATCGCTGCCGGTCTTCGCGTCGATCCAGATCGCGCGCCCCTTGAGCGTGGCGGCGATGTCGAGCGTGCCCTTGGTGCCGAGACGAACGGGCTTGCCGTCGCGGGTGTAGAGCAGGCCGGGTGTGTCGATGTTGGCGCTGACCGCCCCCACTTCGGAGAGGAACAGGCGGATTTCGCGGACGAGATCGTTGTGGCGGGCGGACACTAAGCAGCCCTCCGCTGCCGCGCCTGGTAGCGGTGGTAGGCCCAGCCAGGCTTGTATCCGCGGCGGGCGGCGAGCGCCTGCCAGTCAGCGAGGGTGTGGGAGACAGATTCCTCGCGGCGTTCGGCACGGCGCATCGCGAGTTCGGCAGCGGACACCTCCGCCAGCGTGCCCTCGACGACTTCGATCTCGCGCTTCGCCACTTCCGCAACATGGCCACACTGCGGACACTTCGGAGCAGGCCGATAGACGAAGAAGCACTCAGAACACTGCCGTATCGAGACTTCGCCTTTGTCCGCGCGCTTGCGCTTTTCGCGGTCGTCGAGGCTCCACTCGCGCACGTCGTCGGGCAGGCCGTGAGCCAATGAGTTGCCAGCATGGTCGAGGATCACCGCCTCGGTCTTGCCGTCCGCCGGGCGAAGTGCGCGCCCGACCTGCTGCAGGTAGAGGGAGAGCGATTTGGTCGGCCGAAGAAGGATGGCCGCCTCGATCGCCGGCACGTCGAACCCTTCGCCGAACAGGTCCGCGTTGGACAGCACCAGCGTTTCCCCGCGCCGGAATCGCTCAACCGCAGCGTCGCGCTCTTCGTTGGACATGGACCCGTCCACATGCTCGGCCGGGATGCCCGCGCCGCGGAACTGATCGACGATGTGCTTCGAGTTCTCGACGCCGGCCGCGAAGGCAACAGCGCGCTTTCCCGGACAGAGCCGGCGGTAGTGGCCGATGGCGTCGCCGACGATTTGCGGCTTGTCCATCGCCTTCGCCAAAGCGCCGCGCTGGTAGTCGCCTTGTGAGGTGGCGACGCCGGACAGGTCGGGCGTGGCCGGCGCGAACAGCCGATAGGGGGAGAGCGAGCCTTCCTCGATCAGCGATGCGGTATCCGGCCCTTCGACCATGTGGCCGAACCAGCGGCCAAGCCCTTGACCGTCGAGCCGCCACGGCGTTGCGGTGAGCCCGAGGATTTTCGCGGCGGGGAAGGCGTGGAACAGCGCATCCCACGAAGCGGCTCCAATGTGATGAACTTCATCGAAAACGATCAGCTTCGGCGGTGGCAGTTTCTCGATCCGCCGCGCGATGGTCTGGATCGATGCCACCTGCACCATCGCGTAGGGATCGGAGATGTGCCCCGCCTGCACCGTGCCGTGCGGAATGCCGAGCCCGTGAAACGTCTGGCTGGCTTGAGCCGCCAGCTCGCGCCGGTGCGTCAGCCACCAGGTCGCGTTTCGCCGCGCCGCCGCGCCGTGAACGACAGTCGAGGCCGTCATTGTCTTGCCCGCGCCGGTGGGCATCTGCAGCAGCACCGCGCGGTGGCCGTGCGCGTAGGCTTCGCGGCACTCGGCGATCGCCTGGGATTGGTAGGGGCGAAGCTGGATCATGCCGCGCACCGCTCGGGAAATTCGCGGCGCAGCGCGGCGATGAGGAGGTCTGACCCGGCGCGGCGGTTGGCGCGGTCGAGGTTGTCGCTCGTGCGGGGCTCTCGATCAGGCACCGCTGCGGCGGCGCGCTTGACCGCGGGAATCACGCTCGCGCTCGGCGGCTCACCCTCGTAAGGGGCGTCGATCGACTTGCGCGCAAAGGCGCGAAGCCGGTCAACCTTCGCGGCATATTCGGGATTGTGCTTGACCCACGCGTTCGCAGCGTCGCGACCGTAGAACACGGTCGAGTGATCCCGCCCCATCCGCCGGCCAACCAGAGTGCTCGGCCATCCGATTTCGAGCGCGACGAGGTAAACAGCCTGCCGCGCGACCGCGATATGGCCGATGCGCCGCCGCCCCCGCAGCACGTCGGCAGGGATGCCGAAAATACGCGACGCCTGCTCGACGAGCCGGGCAACGGGCATGAGTGCGTGTTGGGGGGCAGCGTCCGCCATCACGCCGCCTCGAGTTCGCGCCGGCGGCCGGTGATGAGCTGGTCGATCTCGGAGGCGGTTTCATCGTCGTAGGCCGCGCGGGCATTCACCCAATCGGCGTCGACGGCCTGCAGACCCTTGATGTTCTTCGCCGCGGCGATGCTCGCGCGCACGTGCGCCAGCTTCTCGTCGCTGGGCGAAACCTCGTCAGTTTCCGGCTCGACAGTCTCCGGCTCCGCATCCTCGATGTGATGCTCGAGCGCGTCGAGCCGGCTGACTGGGGCTTCGGCAGCGCCGCCTTCGATGACAGCCGGTTGGAAGCCGCCCGCCGGGCTCATCGTCTCGTCGCGTTCGAAAATGGCTTCCACGTCAGTTGCCATGGGGAGCCGTTTCGAATGGTGCCGGATCACCGACTTGATCGCGCCTTCGTCGTAGAACTTCGTCCACATGAGGCTGTTCGCGCCGATCGGGTTCTGTTGGCGCGCCTTGTCGATGCGCCACCGGGGCAGGTAGTCCTTGCTCTTCGAGCCGTCCTTGAAGGTCACGATCGAATAGGCACCGACGACCTGGCCCGGATCGCCCTCTTCGTAGGGCTTGTGGAAGATGCGCATGTCATCGCCGAGCAGGCGTTCGAACTCATCCTTCTCGTAGACCGCGAATGCGTCCCAACTCGCGATCTCGCCGCTGTTTCGCACCTTCTTCATGATGCCGGCGACCATCGGCATCCACTGCGCCTTGCCCTTGAAAGGCACGATCGCGCCTTCGCGTCCGTCCGGCAGCAAGCCATCTTGCGCCGCCTTCACCAGCGCGCCGAACAGCGAGCGGCGCTCGACCTTGTTGCCGTTCAACAGGTCCGGGTTGTTTTGGACCGCCGTTAGCGAGACGCGTTCGAACCGTTCCACAGGGATGTGGCTGGGCAGCGCCATTTTGATCTGCTCGCGCATCTGCGGCTGCGAGAGGGTTTGCCGGAACACCGCGAGCGGGTCGGCGCGCCGCTCTTCAATCTGAGTAGCCATCAGTTCTCTCTCCTCTTCGTGTAGGCCGCTCGCCGGCAGGTCGGCTCCGGAGAAACCTTGTCCCAAAACCGCCGAGGGAGACGCGTGTCCCCAAACTCAGACATCGCCACGTTCCTTCACTGTGAGCCTGCGATAGGCTTTGCGCCCACGGATGATTTCCCCCGGTTCCGCCTCGCGTTCCGGGATCGCCTTCACCAGCGTCGAGCGGATCGTGAACCCGTCGGCGGTGGCGAAGGCTGCGTCTTTCAGCTTGTCGATCAGCTCGGCTTGCGCAGCTTCCTTGCGAGCAGCGGCGAGCTTCGCTTCCTCAGCCGCTGCAAGGTACTCAGCGCAGGCAATGGCAGCGCGGTTGTCGCCGGCGAGATCGATCGTCTCGTCGCCCTGTTCGCCGTAGAGTTCCTTGATCGCTTCGAGATCGCGGCTGTAATCGGCCGGCGGCGGGGTGCCCGCCTCGATGGTCCGCCAGAATGCCGCGACGCGCTTTTCGATCTCGGCATAGACCTTGGGGCGGAACTCGTACTGGAACCGCTCGAGCTTGGTGCCGCCGACGAGCACCAGCACGTCGCCCCATGAGACACCGGCGAGGCCCTGATAGGCTTGGCTCTGCAGCAGGTAGTGCAGCGGCGGCTCGTCGCCCCAGCCTTTGCGCACCAGCCAATCGGCGGTCTTGATTTCGAGGATACCGCGCCCGCGCTCGGGACAGGTGGCGATCGCGTCGGGATGCCCGCCGAGACCGTTGCCGTTAATCAGCCGGGTATCGCGCGCTTCGATGGTGTAGCCGTACCGCTCGCACGCCGCTTCGAGGATCGCCGCCTCGAGGCGAACGCCCCAATAGATGCGCTCGTTCTCCGGCGTGCCGTCGTCGCGCATCTCGTCGAACGCGGGCGTGGCGATGTCGCCGGTCTTGCGGTGCCAGAGCTCGAAATGCGTAAGGTAGGGGCAGGCGTCGAACAGCGCCGCGACTTCGCTCGCGCCGACGACCGATGCGCGGAACTGCGCATCGTCGAGCGCCTTCGTATCGGCCGGCGCGTTCACTTCCCGCCCCCCCACACCCAAGCCCCGGCGCCGATCACCGCGCAGGCGATGAGACAGAGGCAGACGATCCACGCGCGCGATGGAGTGGGGTCGGTCCAGTCGATCAGGTCGGTTTCGTGTTCCATCAGGCGGCCTTCACTTCTGCGAAGAGAGGCCCTAGACTTTCGCGAATGCGCTTGCAGGCGACCTCAAAGATCGCAGGATCGCTCTCTACACCTATGAAGGTCCGTCCCGATTGCAGCGCCGCAATGCCGGTTGTGCCCGAGCCCATCGTGAAATCGAGCACGGTCTCGCCGTCTTGCGAATGGGTCCGTACGAGGTAGTCCATGAGCGCGACGGGCTTCTGTGTGTCGTGCTCGGACGTGTTCTGCGTATCGGACGAGAACTCGATGACGGAACGTGGATGACGCTCGGTGCTATCGTAGTGATAATCACCCGCCATGTGCCCATAGACGTTCGTCTGCAGGTGCTTGCCGCGAAAGGTCTTTTTGCGGGGGTGCCCGGTGGTTTTCTGCGGATAGTAGGCGGGTGCGCGCTCGCCAAAAACGCTGATGAACTCGTGGCAGCGCAACGGCTGACGGTTCGCGTTCAGGAAGCCCGTTCCCTTCGGTTTGTGCCAGATATGATCGAACCGGAACTGCCGTAGGTTCGAGACCCGCAGCAGCGAAGAAAACGGCTCCATCCCGAACAGGGCTACGGGGCACGAGCCAGAGGCCACCGTGCGGATCGCCGTCCACATGTCGTCGAAGGGAATGACCGCATCCCAACGGGCGCGGGTTGTGCCGTATGGAATGTCCGCAATGACGGCGTCCACCTTGCCGAGCGTCGGCAGAATGTCGCGGCAATCGCCCAAGTAGAGCGTAGCGCGCCCGATGGTCTCGACGCGGCTCACGCCACCGCCCTCCGCGCCTTGAGCTTGCGATCCTCGTTCGGGCCGATCTTCTCGGCGCACTCGCTTTCGGGGTGCCGTGCAGCGGCGTAATCGGCGAGGAACTCGACGCAGTGCCCGGCGTGAGCCGCGTGATCGTCGTCGCCTTCGACCGGGACCAGTGCGCATTCCTCGGGCTCGAACAGCCGGGACAGCAGCGGGATCAGCTTCTTGACCCGCGCCAGCTTCTTGACGCCCCACAGTGTCAGCCCGTTGCGGCCCTGCGCCCACGCGTTGACCGTCTGCACCGGCAGCCGTGCCTGGCGCGCAATCTCGGCAATCGTCAGTTGGAGATCGTGGCGCGCGTCTTCGAAGATCGCGATCTGCGTCTCGAGAATATATGCGTTGACCGTATCGTCAGGCGACATGATCGTGTTGCTCCCCGGTGGCAGTGCGGTTGGAATGAAAGGACCGATCAGCACGGGCGAAGGCGGCGGGGTGCGTCTCGCCGCCGCCCTGCGACGCATCGAGGCCGCGCTCACCCGGTGCGGCTATGCGGAAGGGACAGCGCGCGTAGGAGCACGGGGTGTCGATCCATTCCGAACATTCGAGACAGTGCGAGAGGGCCATTCAGCGGCCCCTCTCGATAGCGCGCAGCAAGGCGGCGCTGCCGTTGCGCACGGCGGTATCGTGAACCACGTCCTCCGCGAGCCGGTCGGTTTCCTCGACCGTGCGATGGAAGGCGAACGGGAACGGGTGCGGACAGGCGACGGGGCGGTCCATCTACCTACGCCCCGCGATCAGGTTGCCGAGGCCGATCAGCAGCAGCACGAAGCCGCCGAGAATGGCGAGGAGCGACAAGCCGTCTATGCCGGTGAGGCCGGTCATTGATCGTCTCCGGGCTCGCCGAAGTGAAAGCCAGTCTCAGGGTCTTCCCACCCGTGCGGCGCATTGCGGCACATCCACGCAATCCATGCGAGGTAGGCGATCGAGGCGATCACGATGATGAGGGCGAGGTCGCGCATCAGGCGGCTACCCTCCCCGGATTTTCAGGCAGGCGCGCGAAGTCGTCGAGCGAGACGGGGACGCCCCGCTTCATCAGCTCACGCATGATTTTGATTTGCCAGACGGCCGGCACGCCGCGCTTCGGTTGCCTCCACTTGAAGCGAGCAGACTCGCCAGCCCCAAGGTCGGCAGCTACATCGTCGACAAGAGCCCATGTCAGGTGATTGCTCATGCCGCTATCATTGGACAATCTGTCCAAGCTGTCAAGGCCCCTGTGTCCAAAGACTTTCGGCGCGGTGCTTGGCACTATTGGCCAATGGCCACCTGGACCCGCGAGCAAGAGTTCAACGAGGCGTATATCGCCCGTGTGAAGCGGCTGCGTGAGGAACGCGGGTGGACAAGCGAGCAGATGGCGACCGCGCTAGGCGTCCCGCCAGATCGCTATCGCAAGTATGAATACCGCTCTTTGCTGCCTCACTATTTGATCGAGCAGTTCGCCGCGATCGTTGATCGGGATGTGTCATACATCCTCACGGGAAGGGCATTCCCGCCAGCTCGCCGCCCCGCGCCGACCCGCAAGTCGGCCTGATTTTTCCACAGCGATTGGACTGATTCGCCCATAAGCGGCGGATTTCTGCCGTTTTAGAGTTGGACATTTTGTCCTTGACGCATTGGACAATCTGTCCCATAACCCCTCTCACCAACCCGCGAGAACTTCCTCTCATCGGGTTGGACGGAGGATTATGGCGAGCGAAGCGGATAGCGGCGGACTAAGCGCCGACTTCTTCACCGACATTCTGGAGCAGAACAAGGACGCCGTGAAGGCGACTGTGCGTGATGCACTGCTCGAAGGGGTGAAGCGCCAGTTCCAGTGGGAACTGCCCGAGGCCGTCAAGAAGGCTGTCAAAGAGTTTCTTGCCGACGAGATTATCCCGGCCGTCAAGCTGGAGCTAGAGGCCAACAAGGACGCGCTCGTTCAAGCAGCGACTGAAATCGTGAAGGGCGCGCCCGCCGAGATCGGCAAGGCTATGCAGGCCCATTTGGCCGCGAGCCTGACCAACTCGTACAAGCTGCGCCAAGTCACTCAGGTGCTGTTCTCATGACCTCCCCCGATCACGACAGCGCCGCCTCCGGTCAATCTGGCAGGAGGATTATGGCGAGCGAACTTACGCAAGCCGAGCGCGAGACGCTCAACGCGGCAATGGAGATCATCAAGCGGCACACGCCTATTGGGTCGTCATGGCTGATCGATAGTGCCCGCTATCGTCATTCGCCTGAGCTCCACTTCTCGGCTGTCACCTACTTCGACAGCAACGAAGGTTCGGGCCGGGCGCAGCATTCGCGTGTGCGAGGCGAGACCTTCGCCGACAAGGTTCAGACGGTCATCGAGATCGAAGCCACCGCCGCCGAACGGGCGGAAGCGAACCGCGCGGAACGTGTCGAAGCCCTGCGCGCCGAACTAGCGAAGCTGGAGCAAGCAGCATGAGCACCTACGAGCAAGACAGCGAAAAGGCGTTCGAGCGGCTGATGGACGCGCACCAGACGCTCATCCAGCTTAAGGTCGGCGATGTAGTCACGCAACAGACGCTCGACGATCTGCTGCTGATCGACGCCGACTACCGCGAGAACGATGAGCGCAACACTGACGCTTTCCATCGCGGCTACGACGTGGGTCTTACCCGTGGCGCGGGTGCCGACACTGCCAAGTTAATCGAAGAGCGAGACAGCGCTCGCATCAGCGCGTCGCTTGCCAACGCACTGCGCACAAGCGGCGAATATCACGCGTTCCGTCAAGGGGCGCAGATGGGCCGCGAAATGGCCGCTCGCTTTGTGGAGCAAGGCGGGCACCCCGTGATCGCGCAAAGCATCCGCCTTAACTGGCGGCAAGCTTGGGGCGATGATCCCGGCGCACCGGAAGATGAAATCTACGCGGCTGCCGCCCCATGCAAGATCAGCGCGAAGCCGCTCGACACCGCTCAGGTGTCCGCATGAGCACCTACGAGCACCGCCCGGTTAATCCGAACCGCTCGGGCATCACGCGCCGCGCCAGCTTGGACCTGTCCCGCGCTCTGACTGAGCTGCGGAGGCCCGCATGAGCACCTACGAGCACAGGCCGGTCAATCCGAACCGCTCGGGCATCACGCGCTCGGGCAACGTGTCCGGCTTTACCGCGACCTACCGGCATCCGAGCGACCGCCGCCTCGATTACGCGCTGCTCATCGCCATTGCGGTGGCGGTGGTGTGCATCGGGCTTGGCGTGACCGCGTGGGCGGACGTGCCGTTTGGGGGTGCAGCATGAATCCCAAGCGCGTCGCCATTGCGGCAGCGGAGGCCAAGAGGTTCCTCAAGTGCGTTCGCGCCTACGAGGAAAACCCGCCGACCTACGACTTCATGGGCAACAAAGAGACGGGCGCACTTCGCCGTGCCAGCATGGACCTGACGCGCGCCCTTGCAGACCTGCGGAGGCCGATGTGACCACCCCCGACAACCCGCCCGCCGTGTCCGAAGCTGCGGCCATTGCTGCGGGGCGCGACCGTTTCCTGAATTGGGTCAAGTCGAAAGGCATCGCGAACAGCGTTGTTACTTTTGATGGGGTCCACCTGTTCAATCGCTACGCGCCCTTCTGGGATGAAGAATGGCTCGGAGAGAGCCGTCCGCCTTGGTGGCGACCGTTCAATATCCTAGTCCACAACTGGAAGCACGGTGAGGCAGATGCGTTCCACGACCACCCCCGTTGGTCGATCACAATCTGCCTCAAAGGTAAGATCATCGAGCGCACCCCTTGGAGCGAGCGCGTCCTGACCCCCGGCAGCATCGTGTTGCGCTCGCGGAAGTTCATACACGCATTCAATCTTCCCGAGGACGCAGGCGACACATGGACGCTCTTCATCGTCGGGCGGCGCAATCACACGCAGAACAGCTACGCCATAACCCACCGCACTCGCAAAGAGTGTGGGCTGCCACCGGAGCAAGCAGCATGACCGCCTCCGCCACCCGCAAGCCGACGCCGCTTCACTACGACGCGGCCTACGCCCAGAGCATCGTCGCGACAGCCGAACGCGAGCTGGCATCGCCGCGCTGGAGCCGTGAAGCACGCGGCCACCTGCACGATATCGTCTACGCCGCGCTTGGCGTTCAGGGTCTTTGCGAAGGCCATGCCGAGTTCGCAGACGCCCCGGCTGAACTGGAAGCCCTGCTGATCGAATGGGCGGAAGGGACCGACTACCGGACGTTTCCGGCTGCCGAGCGGCCTGTTAGCTTCGGAGAAGCGGCATGAGCGCCGAGTTCTGGAACGGCATCATCGCCGATCATGCATCAGCGCAGTTGAGGGCGGCAGAACTTGTCACCCCCGGCACCTATCGCGGTTGGTCTGTCAGTTTCGACTACGGCTACTGGAACGCCACACATCCTGACTTCGAGGCCGACTGGCAGGGCGAAGAGGATGGATGGGTCGGCAGCCACCCGACGCTTTCCGGCCGCACGCGCGCCGACATGGAGGCAGAGGTTGACGCATGGATCGAGGAACACTCGACGGGCGGTGCATCGTGAGAGGGGCGCGTCGTTTCCAGTTCACCGTCGAACACATGGTCGGCAGGCGTGAAATCGAGCTGGCCATCACCTACACCGTGACGCCGTTTATCGAGGCGACCTATTGGCAGCCCGCAGAGGGCGGCGAGTGCGAGATCGTATCGGTCAAGCACGAAGGGCGCGAGTTCCCGCTCTCGAGCGAGGAAGAGGACGCGCTGCTCGAACAGGCCATCGCGCGCTCGCGTGACGATTGGGCCGACGATCAAGCCGCGGAAGCAGACTGGCGCTACCAGGAATACCGCGACCGGCTTCTCATGGAAAAGTGGGAGCGCCAGTCGTGAGCGGGGCGGTGCATACGCCGGGGCGCACGCGTCAAGCCGCCAACTGCGACACATCGGTTGCGGCTGATATTGCGGGCGATCCGTTCCGGTGGGCTGAGCGTGCGCGCAAGGCGTTCGCCGAAGTCCGCGACGGCCCGATCAACGACGAATGGGAACGGCGCTGGATCGAGCTTGGCCAGGCCGAGTTTCGCGCCGCGTGCCGGGAGATTGCCCTCGATGCGCGGGGAGATCGCCCATGCTGACCCCCGCTCTCACGCGCTCCGAAATCATGGCCGAGTGTGTCGTTACCGCCTGGCTCTGCCTCGTCATCATCATGGCGGTGCTGCGGTGACGCCCCCCACAACCACCCGACACACCCCGATAGGAGAGGAATGATGGAACACTCCACCGCCCAAGCGCCCCTTCGCGGGGTTCCGAGCTCAACCGAGTGGATGGCACGGAACCGCCGCGCCCGCTCGCCGGAAGAAGCGCAACCCCTGCCGCGGACTGGGCTGGCGCGGGTGTTT